TTTGCGAACTTTCTAACCTAGACATCGTTCAGTGTCTTGAAGGGGCTTACAACGAGATCAAGAATCGCAAAGGATTCCTGATGCCCAATGGTGTGTTTGTCAAAGAAGAATGAAACCCGACAAACATTTCGTCGAAGAGCAGGCTCGGCGCATGACCGAACTGCTTCAGATGAAAGCTGCACTGCCTGAAGACGACCTAGCCTATCTGGTTGAGAAACTAGATCGTATGAAGGATGAGCGTTTAAAAGCTTGTATGGCAGCGTTGATTGGATGGGGTGATGACGAACGGGCAGAGGTCGAGACCTTCGTTGCGATTGCGATTGAAGTAATGAAGCGGACCAACGTCGGGAAGCTGCGCGAGTGCGCCCGGATTGTTGAGATGAAGTACTACGCTAAGGAGATGGAGAAATGACCAAAGACGACATCATCAAGATGGCGCAGACGGCTGGATGGGAGATAGGGAACGACCTGTCAGATGGGTTTGGGGAGAGGCTACAGCGGTTCGCTGAGATTGCTTTCAACTCAGGCGCACTGGCGGCTATGAAGGCTTTCGACCATGCGATTGTTCACGAGCGAGCGGAATGCGCTCAGTTGGTCGAGCAAGCTGGGATCGATGGCTACGGCACTCTGGCTGCGGCAGCGATGATCAGAGCGAGGGGTGAGAAATGACCAAAGACGACATCATGAGGATGGCGCTGGAAGCCGGGATTCAAGACAGCATGGAATACCCGCACATGGAGTGCGACGAACAGTCGCTTGAACGATTCGTCCGCCTGATCGAGAAGCATCTGTCCTACGACGGAATCCACACCTGCCACGACCAATGCCAGAGACCCGCTTGTGTAGCGACCAGAAGAGCGGTGGCGAGGGAACGGGAAGCGTGTGCGAAGGTGGCAGAGAACGGGTTGATCGGGCACACAATTGCTAAAGCAATCAGAGCAAGGGGAAACCAATGAGCTACACACCGGGGCCGTGGAAGGACAGGCCATCTATGTACGGCAGGCAGTACAGATATGTCCAGATCGGTAAGGATGCGGATTACACGACCGGAAATGTAAACGCAGCAGATGCCCGACTGATCGCAGCCGCGCCGGATCTGTACGAGGCGCTGCAAGAGATTGTCGATGCGACTGATACAGGATGGGAACATCTTGATGCGACGTTTACACGAGCGCGTGAAGCACTCAAGAAAGCAAGGGGTGAGAGATGAATAAACCAACAGGCGGACCGGCGTTCCCGACGGGGACGGCATATCAAGGCATGACGCTGCGCGATTATTTTGCGGCGAAGGCGATGCAGGGCTTGCTTGCGGGTCTTGATAAAGATGCTCGTCGATTTATGGAACGCCAAGAAGAGCCGGTAAAAACACTAGCAGAGGCAAGCTGGGTAATGGCAGACGCCATGCTGAAAGCAAGGGGTGAGAAATGACCGACAACATCAAACCATTTATCAAAGCCACTACACCAGACAACAGCGACGCGATTGCAATGCTTGAGCAATGGCTGGAGGACGCCAAGGCAGGCGAGATCGTCACGGTCGGTCTGGTCGGCAAACGGATCGGTGGCGAGTGGCAGACAGCCATGAGCAGTTCCCAGAACAGCCTTGAGGACGCAGCCATGCTGATCGAACTCGGCATCCGGCGTCTGGGCTTTAAGCAGAGGTGAGAGATGACAATCCATTACTACTGCCCGCTCCGGCGGGCGTACATCACGGCGACCGTGCCGACTGAGGTTGGATACAAACTTATGGGGTGGACATGAAACTCTACGAAGTGCCGCGCAACACGCGGATCAGGATCGACGGCATCGAGCTGTTGTTCATTAAACTCGACGGCGCATACAGTCTGTGCAAGACAGATGATGGAGAGACTGTGCATCTCGCAGCATGGGCCGAGGTGGAGGTGTTGGAATGAAACCCAAGTTCACCCGCATCATCGACGGCATCCCGTGCATGACAGTCATGGAGCATGAGCATATCGTCGGGCAGTTGGTGAAGATCCTCGAACGGTTTCTTGTCCACGTTGATCCTGACTGCGGTGACCCGACTTGCCTTGACTGCGAGGTGTGGCGACCGGCATGGAGAGCGATTGCAGAACTCAAGGCGAAATCATGAGCATCGAGGCAATGAAGCAGGCGCTGGAGGCGTTGGAGCTGCTGGAACGGTACGACAACCAACGGGCCATGTTAACGGACGACGCCATCGAAGGTGTGTGGCAAATCGCTGACGAAGCAATCACAGCCCTCCGCGCTGCCATCGAACAGGCAGAGCAGGGGCAATGGGATGCCATACCTGACGCCTTTAATGAATGGTGGAATGCCGATTACGACGACAGCACCAACCCGTTCAGGCTAAACAGCCCGGCTTATTGGGCGTGGGCTGGTTGGTCTGCGGCAAACAAGGAGAAGAACCGATGACCAAAAGAGTAAGCGCAACAACCATCCCCCTGCTTATCAAGTCCCTGATCGACAAGCCGCAGACCGCCCTAGAGCTTGTCGCCAGCACCAAACTCGGCGCCGACGGCGTCCACAAGTTCATTGCAGGCATGAAGGACGCAGAACTGATTCACGTCGTCCGATGGGACTACAAAGGCACGCAGCCCGTAGCGGTGTACGCTTTCGGATACGGAAGGAACACTAACGAGCGATGGAACGAGACGCAGACAAAACTGTTCGACCTCTTCGGCGACACGCCGATCTCTTACGACAACGTGCAACTGTCCGAGAAGCTGAACCTCGGCCGATCAACAATCAAGAAGGCAATGAATGAACTCGTCAAACACGGATTTTTTATCCAAAACCCCGTCAAAGCCTCCGCGCCGGTCTCGTGGAGACGCAACCTCGATGTGGCCCTTCCCGACCGTGGAGCAGCTACGTCAAATGCAGGGTATAAGCCAGCCCCCGCTCCGAGACCGGCCCAACAAAGCTGGTTTTCGGCAATCGTGTGAGGAGGCGCCGTGGTGAAGACGCTTGGCGAATGGATCGAAATAACGCAGGAAGAAGAGGAAGCCTGGAAGATGAAAGCGAACGATATGCAGGTCGGCGGCACCCACTACAAGGACATGGGGGTGCAGCCGTGGGACGTCATGGAGGCCGTGCTAACCCGCGAGGAGTTCATCGGGTTTTTGAAGGGAAACGTCATCAAGTACGCCATGCGGCAGGGCCGCAAGGACTCAGACGACGTCAACAAGTGCCTGCACTACGTCAAGAAGCTCAACGAAGTCTTAGGACGCGGCTAACATCTCGTGGGCGGTGCGCCTGACCTCCAGCACGCGCCGCCCCCAGCCGCGCCCGAACGTCTCCCAAGTCTTGAGTTCTTGAAGGAACGTCAGGCGCCGGTCGCAGTACCCGTCGATGACGTCGCGCGGGTTCATAACGTGGACGGCTCGTAGCGTGAGCGGCCCCAGCACGCCGTCTGGCGTCGAGCCGACCGTCTCTTGCAGGAACTTGATCGCGCGGCCTGGCCCGCTGTTGACGGCGGTGTCGAACACACAGTAGTCGATCCCGACCGGCAGCGCGCCGCACTTGGCGCGGTCCCAGTACTTCTCACGATAGACCGGCGTCACGTCCGCGACGGTCAGCACCCGGATGGCGTCGACGCTGACGCCGTGACCGACCCACCGCTCCCACGTCTCCTTAGTGACGCCCAAGTTAGTAGCGCCGCCCGGATCGTTGGGGTGCTCGACAAAGCCGCCCTCGTGCGCGAGGACGTGCTTCAGGCAGGCGTCAAACCTCATACGCGACGCTTGTCCCAGACCGACCAGCCCAGCCCGCCCAGCGTGGCGATGGCGCCGACGATGCCTTGCCAGGTCTCGCCGTCGATGCCCCACGAGACAGCAAAGCCGCCGCCAGCAGTCGTTAGGACGTGACGGATAATTGATGCAACGATAGCTGAGTTCATGTGCGACCCCTTACAGTTTGGCTACCAAGCCGGCCAACATCAGGATGATAGCGCCGGCGCTGCCGACCAGTATATGCTCCAGCCGCTTGAGGCGGGCGTTGATGCCTTCGTAGCGCACCGCGCATACCTGTTCGTGACTCATCAACTTCGCCTCCACTTCGGAAATGTTGCCCATCGTTAAGACTCCAGATCACGGTGCCATCAGGCTGTTCAAATTGAATGTTGGTTCTTGGCGCGGGGGCGGCGCGGGGCGTCCAGCGCGCAATCGATCCAATAGACCGACCGCACCGCGCACGGCGCGGGGCAAACCTGGCAGTAGCATCTCCGGATACAGAGGCTGGAGCGCCTGTTGTTGCCGTAGGGGCGCAAGCCGTTGCAGGTTTAACTGAGCGTCTGCGTCCCGCTCGGCCGCCTCGTAGTCGCGCATCTGCTGCATAGCCGCTTCGTACTTTGCTTCGTTGACGCGCCGAACCAAGTCAGCAATCTGGCGGCGATCTGGCTCGCGCTGCCGTTCGACCTCTTCGTTGACCGTACCCTGAATGAATTCGTTCAACTCGTACTCGCGAAGCCGTTTCATGTCTTCGTCGGCCATCCGCAAAGCGAGTTGGTTTTGCTCAAACGGCGTCATGTCCGAGGTGTATTGCCGCAGCGCGTTCTTCTCCGACTGCGTACTGTCGAACGAGATGTTGCGCAGCTCTTGCTGGTAGTCCTTCTCAATCTGTTGCGTGCGGTCGTAGTAGTTGCGGTTGATGCGCTCCTGCGCCGGATCGCGGTACAAATCAGACTCCTTCATGCCGCGCGGCAGGCGAGGCTGGCCGCGCGCCTCTGCGGCGGTCTGCGCCTTGTAGGGTTTGCCTTGCCACTGGAAATCACCGCGCCCCAAGACCCGCGCCGCTTGGAACGCCGTCCCAAACGGAATCGACGGCTCGCCCGTCTTGGCGAGCAGCAGGATCATCTCAGCTTCTTGGGGCGTCACGACGTTACTCCTGTCCAGCAGAAATAGCCATGCCCGACGTGATTGGCGCGGTTGCGGCGGGAATCCAAGAACGGTCGTTAGACAGTGTTCTCAACACGACGTTGCGCTGCTTGGCCGGCACACGCTGCAACGCTTCCAACAAGTTCTGATTTGACTGCACGGCTTTCATCAAGACTTCCATCGTCTTGGTGTCGACTTTGGCGCCGAGCATCGATAGCAGTTTATTGCCGGCCGTGACTGTAGGATCGAAGAACGCCGGCAGCTTCATCAGCCCTTTGTTGTTTCGCAGGATGTCTTCAATCGGCTCGCGGCCTTGCTGCACCGCAACGTCAATCGCTTTGCGCTGTTCGATTGACTTAGCCAGTTTGTCCAGCGTCGGGTAGCGGGTGCCCATCTCCTTGACGACATCGTAGCTGCCCACGCCGAAAACTTTCTCAATCTCCTTGGGCTTGTCGCCGCGCACAAGCCGCACGAAGTCGTCAGGCGAATCCTTGAAGAACTGCAACGCCTTGGCCGCCACCTCTTGTTGGTTGACCTTGGCCATGCCGGACTCAAACGCCTTCAGGTAGTCGCGCCAGCCCGTGCCGCCGGCCTGCTCGATAGCATCGTCGATGATCGGTCGGATGCTTGCCATCGCTTTGGCGGCAACTTTACGCGCGACTTCTGAGTTTGGATCGGGGTACAGTTTCTCAATCGCACTGTTAACTGAGTTCTTGCGGATGGCGTAAAGCGCATCGGGTGAGATCACGCCGCCCGCTTGCGTCCAGTCGTTGATGTCGCGAATGACCTTGCTAAGAGCGCCCTCAAAAGCGTCATTGCCAGCCATCTCGTCGTTGCGTGCAAGGTCTTTGATCTTGCCAACAAAGTCGGCCGGGCGCAGCGGCTTCAGCCCTTCAGCGGCCAAGCTGTCCAGTTGGTACTGTGCGAAGCGGGCCGCGTCACCAAACAGCGCCGACGTGTCGGCGGCCTGCTCACCATATCGCTTGGCATTGTCGACCATCTGCATGAGGCGCTCGCTGCGATCAGGCCGCTGCCCCATCAAAACCCGAGTAGACGTACCCTCTTGGTCCACGCGCATCTTGGCGATGTCCTTCGCGGTCTCCAATCGCCGCACGTCCTCGACCTTGCCGGCCGCCGCGCCTTGGAACCGAGACACGTCCGTCTCAAGACCTGGGGCGTACTTACCGGCCAGACCGGCGCTCTCCAGCGCCTGCTCGCGCATCGGCGCGGTCAGGCTGCGCAAGTTTGCTTGCGTTTGTTCGCGGGTGGCGCGCGCCTGCGTCTGCGTGAACCCGCCCGCGATGCGGGCTAGTTCGTTCATCTGCTGTTCGCCCGTCAACGCTCGCAAAGCGTTGATGGTGTTGTCAGGATCTTTCTTCGCCGCCAAGTCCACCAGCGAGATAAACGCAGGTCGGGAAACACCAACCAACGCCTCGTCGGGTATGCCTGTGCCGGCGGCGCGGAGTGCTGCCATCGCGTTCGGCAGATTTTGCTCGCCGATCGCCTCACGCAGAATGTTCGCCGCGCGGCTCTGGGGTAGGCCCATGCCGAGCGCATCCATCACCTTGCCGGCGCCTGCGCTGCCGAGCTTAGCGGCGCCCGCCATGAAGTAGGGCAGGCCCGCCCCCATGCCCGCGCCCATCAGCAGATCAGCCGGATCGACCAGACCCGCTGACGCACCGCCGACGGCGCCGCCCGCTGCAACACGCGGTAGCAGACCCTGTCCGGCAAACCCACCCGTCTCCAGTGCCCGCGCAAACTGGGGCATCTGCGCGGCCTTGGCGCCCAGCCCCATCAGCGGGCCGACGCCCGCCGTGCCGGCCGCAGTAATGCCGAGCGAGCCGACCGTGCGGCCCAACGAGTCCGGCTCGGCCCCCATGCGCTCAGTGGCGAACTGTTCGATCAGCGCCCGGCGACGGGCGTTTTCTTCCGCTGACTCTGTGGGCCGCAGGAACGTGGAGCCTATGGCGCCCAGCCCTTCCACGACGCCGCCCCGGATGTTGCGCAGCCCCTGTCCAAAATACTCTCGCTGCTCGGGCGACAGGAACGGAATGGCCTCTGCTGCGGTCAGCGGGCGCTCGCGGGGCATGGCGTCAGCAGGCGGCGCGCCAAATATCTCCGACTGGCTCAAGTATTTCGGGCCAGCCGTCCCAAATACTTCAGCTTCGCTCAAGTAGTTATTTGCCATGACCCTACTCTTTCAGTTTCCAACCAACACCATCAAACACCGCAGTCTTTCCTCTGTTCGGCCCGCTTTGGATCACTTGCTCGGCCCCTCTTTGAAATGCTGCGGGTGCGGCGGGCGCGGTGGGCTGACCACCAGCCGCGCCGCGAGACGCGGGTTCGGTGGCCGCGCCTTCGTACCCAAACTGACTTTTTCGATTTTCCATTAGCCGAATGATAGTTTGCGCAGCCGCGCGGCGGATTTCGCGGGGGATTGTTGGATCTGCTAACTGACCAGCCGCTTCTTTATACGAGCGCGTATCTTTATCCGACTGCGGACCCTCGAATCGCGGCACCAACTTCAACACAAGATCGGCAATCGGCTGGAGTTGTCCGATTGCGACATCCCCTTTGGTGGCGTGTCCGACAAAGCGCCCGCCTATATCCACTAGGCTTCCAACGCCGCTGCCCGTAGATTGATCAATTAAACCGCCAGGCTTCAGTATGCCTCGTAACTCAACAAGCGCCGTGTCAAGATCTTGAGCTAGTTTAGCCCGGCCCTCCTGTGTTTTTTCAAACTGGGCGCTCGGCTTACCCCGAATTTGAATAGGTGCCGCAGCGGCTCCAGCGGGCGCCGCGCCGGCTACTGGCGCCGGCGCAATAACGGACGTGCCGGGAGTCGCTGTGGGCACGCCGGGCGCCGCGCCTGCCACTACAGAAGACGGGAATTGATTAGCTTGAATGACTTGACCAAACTTGTTGTACTGCGTAACTTTGCCGGTTTCGTCGGTAACGATTCCAGCCACTACGTCGCGTTCTTGGTTTGCCACTCGTTGCTGGTCAGGCGTCAGGGCTTTGGGGCGAGTGACAAGCATTCTGACGCCCCCGGTATTTGGGTCGACCAACTGCGTGACAATTTCATTATTCAAGTCGATGTTTTGAATGGTTGGTTGAGACCGACCGACGTTGCGTTTTTCCGCAAGCAGTTTTTCTGTTTCGGCCAACTTTTTGTCAAGCGCGGCTTTGTCAGAGGCAATCTTGCGGATGTAGTCACCCCCGCCCGGAATCGCGTTCAACAACGTGCCGAGTTGTTGTTTGCGAGTATCGTCGTCGACAAACATCAAGTCGCCCAAGAACTTGTCCAGTTCAGGGTCAGTCAGCTTTTGCTGTTGCAAGAACAGCACCGACCGGCCATACGACGGCAATGACGGGTTTTTAAACGATCCGTAAATGGCGCTCACAAATTTCTTGCGGCGCTCTTCGTCTTGCTGCTCCTGTGCTTTTTGCTGCTCCTGAAACGCTTTGTAGACCTCAAACCCGCGATTAGGATCAGCCGCCACAAGCCGCTCAAGCGTGGGTTGCCCGCCTCGCAACGCTTGTACCAGCGCGTTGCCTCGCTCTTCTTCCAATTGAAGCTTACGCGCCTGCGCCTGACGCAAGGCGTTCGCCTCCTGCATCTGCTGGAGTTGCGCGACCTGCATGAGCATATTGCCTTGGTTTGGCAACTGGATCTGGGGCATCTGGAACCCCATCGCGATCTGCGGCATGATAGCCATGTCAATCGTTCCTTATAGGTGGTCAATCAAAAGCAGATCCCGGACCACCCGGCACCGTCGTGGGGTACAACCGATTCATCAAGTTCTGCATAAACTGGTTCTGCTGGCCTTGCAAGTACAGGTTCGTACCCTGACCGAAGGCGTTCGCCAGCGCGTTCGCCGACCCGATCGTGCCGGCGGCCTGCGCGGCCCCCATCGCACCCAGACCGGCCGCTTGCGCGCCGCCTAAGTTTGCCATCTGGCCCGCGATGTTAGCGGTCGAGCCTGCGCCCGTGGCGGCGGTCTGCATGAGCGGCAGCAGGCGCGCGCTGCGCTCGCCCGCAAACTGACCGTACTCCATTGAGCCAAGGCCGGCCCGAGCCGCCCGATCCGCTTGGAACCGCTGGAAGGCGTTGCCGTACTCTTGAGACGCAAGGTTCTGGCCGTACCGCTGGAGCGCCTTGCCCGTGCCACCTGACATCAGCCCGCCTCGGGCGGCGGCGCTGCGCTCAAGCGCACGCAAGCCTTCCGACAGCCGGAACCCGTAGCCAGGGTCTGCCTCAAAGTTGAACTGCTCAGCCGCCAACTCAGCCGGCGAGAGACCCGCCGTCGCCCGGTACTGCGACGGGTTGCGGATCTCTTCCATTAGCATATTCTGAGCTTCAAGCCCGCCCTGCCGGAACGGCTCTTGAAGCGCCAACTGGCGCTCGAACATCCGCTCCTGTGATGCGATGCCCTCACGGGTCGCAGCAGCCTGCTCGGCTGCGGCCTTGCGTGTGGCGCGGGCGCCGAACAGACCGCCGAGGATCTGACCGCCGATAAGTGCTTCAATCATGATTGATTTCCTTCCAGCGCGGCTTTGATCGCGTCAGGCGTTTGAGCTGCATCGATCGCAGTCTGCATGGCGGCGTACTTGTCGCGGATCTTTTGGCGCTCGGCCTCGGCTTGCTGTGCGGATACGCCGGGGATCTGCTTGGCAATGATGTCGTCAAACGGCGCGAACTCCTTCTCGCGAGCCGCACGACGGCGATCGTGAGCGATCACTTTGGCTTTGTCAAGATCAACTTTGATCATTTTGCTCACTCCAGTATCCATCCGGGTCGCCATATCCATCCGGCTCAAACGGCTCGGCCACCCAAGCGTTCCTGAACGTCCGGTCAGTCGGCACCGCGCTGTCCTCGACAAACTTGTACGGCACGCCCTGCGGCACATCCTTGCGCGCGACCACCTCAATCGGCAGTTCGCCGGTCGGGTGGATGATGGCGACGCCGCCGGTCGGTGTTGCGAAGATGACTTTCATGTTGATCACCGGAAAATTGCGACGTTGACGATTGATGCATCAAATAGCGCAAATGCAGCATCCCGAATACCCACCCGCACGCTAGTCGTTAGATAGCTAAACACCACAGCAATCCGACCGGCGCTGTCGTTTTGCGAACAAGTAGCAACTGCCGCATAATTTGCATCCGGCATCGACGTTGTAAAGTTGACCGTGTAGTCGCCCGTACCATTATCAAGCACACTACTGATATTGCCGCTACCACGCACTCCAGTCATTGAAGCTGGGTTTGTAACCGTTGTTCCGTTAAAGTTGACCCACGCTCGACAGCCGTAAGCTGTTGCAACGGAGCCATAGCCGCTGTCGAACTGAAGCAGCCCGGTTGACGTTAGGCGTGCTTTTTCAGACGCCGCAGCGCCCGCAGTCATTGTCTTAAACGACAGATCAAAGTCTTCGGACGTGCTAGTCACATCCGTTGTTATCGCTTCAATCGTAGCGCCAATCTCGGTGTTGCCGACAGCGGTTTCCGTTGCAAACTGCATCCCCACGCCGATGCCAGCGACGGGGGTGGTTGTTGACTGCGAATCGATTCTAAAAACAGGCGTGACGGTGCTCGTTGCAGTAGACGTTGTTTGCGCGTGCAGCCGAACCGCTGGCGCGTCTGTCCCAACCCCCAAGTTTCCGTCTGCACGAAGCCTGGCTTTTTCGCTTGGATAGCTGCCAAACCTCATCGTGCTAAAAACAAGATCAAAATCTTCGCTGGCAACAAGCGTGCTAGTTACCGCAGCGTGGATAGTTGCGCCCACCTCGATGTTTCCGGCCGTAGTTTCGGCCGCAAACTCCATGGCAACTCCAATTCCTGCGGCAGGCGTGCCAGTAGACCGTGAGTCAAGCCGCAAAACAGGCGTGACAGCATTGGTCACGGCTGAATCGTTTACAACGTGAACTTTGACTGCTGGCGCCGCGATGCCCACCCCAAGTTCAGACGTGATCTCTACATCGCCCGTCACCTTGAGATTGCCAGTTAAATCAGCGTTTCCAGTCTGAATAAAATCGCCGTATAGCGTAACGTCCACATCGTTCGACCCGCCAATCTGACCAATTATCATGGCGGTATCGGACGATCGCAGCACCGGCGTGCCGTTTGCGGACAGCGCGATTTGGCCGACCGCGCCCAGGTACATCCCGGTCGTCGGATCAGCCGCGAACGTGTACGGCGGGTTGGCAGCGCTCCCGCTGTTTGCCAGCAACTGCGACAGGTTCAGCGCGTTGCTGATGTTGTCCACCGTCCAGATCAACGCGTCAGCCGACGTCTTCAACTCAAACTTGTAAGCGACCGCCGTCAACCAGACGTTCGCCTCGCCGCGCGAGTCCAAGATGATCGGGTTGGTGTTAGGCGTGGCGCCGGTCGAGTCGGTGTAGGTCGCCAGCGGCGTGGTCGTCCCGGCCGCGTAGGTGTACAGTTTTCCACCCGCCAACGGATCGCCGTTGGCATCAAAAAACTGAAGCTTGGGGACAGAGGACAAGAAGGCGCTCATAGCGACACCTCAAAAACGGTCAGAATGGCCGACGGAATCGCCGGACAAAATGCGGCCGCAGGCTCGGTGAGCAACTGCACGGATGTGTCGTCAACCGCCCACATCAACTCAAAGTAGCTGCCACCCTGCAAATCTAGCATGAAGTTCCACGACGCAACGGTCTCGTCGTTGTTGTCTTTGACACGCAGCCGGCTGGCTGAGTCTGGCACGTCGATGCCGTTGATACGCGGCCAAACATACAACAGGGCTGAACCACCGGATGTCTTGTCAACCTGCAACGAAAACTCGAAATCGTAGGTCGACGTATCAGGGACATAAATTCGCGAAGTAGGCTGCCCAATCCCAATCCCAAACGACGTAGCCGTGTTGTTGAACGTCACGGCGTACCCCGTGTTGGTAGCCGCCGCAGTCTGCGTTGTGGTGTCAAAGAACGACCCGTGGCGGGGCTTGCGGTTGAAGAACCGATACCACTCGCGCCGCATCAGCCCCTGCTCAGTCTCGACCAGCGGCACCCGCTGCGCGGGGATGCGGAACGGTTGCGGGTTAGGCATTGGTTCCGCTCGCGCGCAGCTCAGCGCCCATGATCGCGATCTTCACCGGATCTGTGCCGCTCAGTTCGTACACCCGATCCCGCAGGCGCTCGGTCATCCCCAGCCGCCGCCAGATCACCCGGCGCCCGGTCTCGCCGATCTTGCCCATCGACCGCCAGTGCTCGTTCGACCAGATGTGCCCACCATCGTCTGACCACCGCAGCATGACTTGGGGGTCGCTACCCTGGCCCGTCACCAGTCCGACACCCGACTCGCAGTCCAGTTGCAGCGCGTGCTGCGCCGTGCGGTTCAGGTTGTTCTGGCCGGTCTGAAGCGCCCGCCACGACCGCAGCCAACGCTGCACGTCGCCGTCATCCTTGTAGGTGTTCAAGTCAAGCTCGTAAAGCTTGCCGTTGATGTAGTCACCGACGATGATCTTGCCGTTGAAGGACGCTATGCAGTTGGCGCGATGCCGCGTAAACTCAGACGCAATCCATCCGGCCCGCTCATGCCACAAGCCAGTCGCCAAGTCGTAGACCCAAGTCTTGTTGGCAGTCGGGAAGGTCAGCACATAGAACGGGTGCCCGTCCTGCTGGTACACCATGCTGATCGCATCTTCGATTGTGTCGTAGCTTTGGATAGCGGTCTCGACCGCGTGCGTGCTGATCCGCTCGCCGATGTAGCCGTTCGACCGATAGACGATCCCTTGGCCCTCTTGGTTGCGGCCCAGCCAGAACACCACGTTTGACAACTTGGCGGTCGAATACTGGGCGGCGCAGCCCAGTTCGTTGAAGGCGCCTGCGATCCGCTCAAGCGGGAAGTCAGGCCCGCCCGCGTTGTACCAGACCTCGGTCGAGGTCGTACCGAACACCCAGATCTCACGGTTGCTGACAACAACTGACAGGATGTCGTCAGGCGCGCCCTCGGCGCTTGCGAAGTCCAACGGATCGACCGAGGTGCCGTCCAGCAGTTCAGTCACCCACAACTTCTGGCTGTCTGGCTCGCTGAAGACAAAGTACCCGTCAATGAATCCGACAGAGGAGGCGCCGGGGAAATCAGGGTCCGTAATCTCTGCAAACGCGGTCGTGCTGTTGTTGTAGATGTAACTAGTGCCGGCCGCATCGCCGCACGCCAAGAACATCTGTGTGCCGTTGTCGGCCATCGTTACCTGGCCCGTGCCGACGTCAGTAGCGACCGTGCCCCGCAGCGTGGCCGCGTAGTTGGCATCCAACTCCCACAGCTTGGTCTCGGGGTAGGGCAGCGTTGCCGGGGCTTCTGCCGTCACGACGTACAGTTTGCCGCCGTAGACGTGCAGCCCGCGCACCGGGCCGTTGTCAAGCGTTGAGACAGGCGAGCCGCTCACCGTCGGCGTAATGAGCTTCAGCCCCGGCGCCCGGCGCAGGAACGCAGGCTCCTTGCCGCCCTGCTGCACGATCTCTGGGTAGAGGTTCACGCAGCGGTCGTTCGCGGCGTTGATGCTGGCCGCTACATAAGAAGCTCCCAGTATAGGGGTTTTTATGATATTCTCCTTGTGTAAAAAGGAGCGCCAACATGCAAATTTGGAAACCGCTGATTGGTTTTGAGCTGGACTATGAAGTTAGCAATGATGGAAGGATTCGACGAACATCCTCTCGCGGAAAGTACCATCAGCAGTTTACGCCAGAAGAAATTTCGGCCCTTAAAACGGCATATACCAAGGAAAAAAGCCAGCGAAAAGTTGCGGCTTTGTTTAGTGTCTCTCAAAGGGTTGTGAACCGGATTGTTCGCGGTTTGGCTTATGTTGATGCTGCGTATGTATTGCAGCCTGCTTTGCGGCGCGATGGGTACCGATTTGTTACGCTGTCTGCCAACGCGGTTCGACAACATAAAGCCATTCACACTGCGGTTGCGGAAGCTTTTCTTGGTGCCCGCCCTCAAGGCGCTCACATAAACCATAAAGACGGAAACCGTACTAACAATCACGTTGACAATCTTGAGTATGTATCGCCAGCAGAAAACTGCCAGCATGCAATCTACGAACTGAGGCGGGTTAAAAAGCTTACGTTTGAGCAAGCTAAAGACATTTGGTACTCCAAGCAACGTAAAGAAAAACGCAAAGATGTTGCCGCGCGGCACAATATCTCCATCCATATGGTGACGGCCATATGGATGGGAAAGTCGTGGTGGAACGCTCGATAAAGGCGTCTTCATCAATACCCGCCGGAGAAGATGTTGAATCTTTGCCTACGTCGGTTCACCAGACTGTACGGCATCGCCATCAGGTCGTCAGGATTGTTGATCCGCTTCAGGTTGCGCTTAGCCACCATCGCAATCCGCTGCACTTGCATCGACGGCTCGACCCCGAACTCAGGCGCTAACTCCATCGCCAAGCAGTACCGGAACGCCCGCAGGTAGCCTGGCGGGAACGACAGCACTGTCGCCAAGTTGGCAGGTTGCGACAGCGCCTGCACCGACACCAGATGAAACTCCAAGTCCTTGGTCGGCCTTGGGTACACATACATCTCGACGTCAGGGTAGGTCATGTTGACCCACATCACCTGCGGGAACGTGCTCCCGACCGTCTTCAACGCGATGCCGTTGTACTGGTCCTGATTGATGAACAGGATGTCATACGACAGCCCGCTCGACGGATCTTTGAAGTAGGTGCTGTCATCCAGCAAGATAGGCCGGGTGCCGACAAAGTCGCCCGACGGGCCGTAAGTCCGGCTGATCGTGTTGGCCGGCCAAGTAAAGACGTCATCGCGTGTCGCGAACACCGACAGCCGCTCGGTGCTCCAACTGTCAATCATCTGGTTCATCGCCATCAAGGCGTCCGCAGACGTCTCGGCTGACGGCGTCTCGCCCTCTGCAAGCTGGCCTAAGAGGCGCAGCGCACCGTTGATCAGTTCACCGGCTGACGTCGACATGGGCTGACTCCCGGCGGCGGCGCGGCCGCAATTCGTTCACCGGCTCCGGTGCCGGCTCTTCGCCCGGAGTATACCGCTCCCAGCCGTGCTTTTCATCATGCTCGGCTTCTAGCTCAAGAGTGGCGATTTTGTCCCCGTGAACCGGGTGCTTCATGTAAATGAGGGGCATGTGTATGCAGCGGGGCCGAAGCCCCGCTGTCCGTTAGTTGCCAGCCATTACGACCCAGTTCGTGCCATCCTCGCAAACCAGCATTGCGAAAGCACCCGCCGTCGCCGCCAAAATAGCCGTGCCAGCAGTGTTAGAAGTTCGCGGTTTGACGTTGGACGACGCCGAGATCAGGGTGTAAGTGCCCGACAGATTTTTGACAAACAGAACACGGCCAATCTGATCAGCGCCTGACGGCAGCGTCACAGTAACGTTTGCCGCAGAGCCGTTGGCAATGACAAAGTTCTCAGTTTCACCTAACGTGAAGCTAGCAGTCTTAGTCACAGGCGCGTTCAGATCCAGTTGCGTGCCGCTCAGTTTGCCGGTCACCGCCACGCTTGCGCCGGTAATGGCTCCGGTAACGGCAACCGAAGCGCTAGTAACAGCGCCGGTAACGGCAACCGAAGCGCTAGTAACAGCGCCGGTAACGGCAACGCTTTCAAACTCGGGGTCGCTGTAAGCGACACCGACAGCCTTGGTATTCGGCATGATCGATCCTTTCAAAAATGCGCGGCCCGAAGGCCGCGCGATGCGTCAGGCCACGCCAACAGGTTTGTTGTTCGCTGCCATGTGCTTGCTCCTTTACGCGATCTTGTAGACCGTGTACGCACCCTCGGCCGTTTTGCGGAACCGGAACGCGGCGCTGGAGGTAATCGCCACCGCCACAAACGCATTCCCGCCGTCGGTCAGACCCGTTGCCGTTGCAAGCGTGACAGTACCAGACGACGTCCCGGTGTTCACGATGAACAGATCAAACGTGCTGCCGATCGTTGCATTCGGCAGCGCCGCGTCGATCAGCGCAGCGGTCGGCAGCGTGTAGGTCGCAGCCGAGGTTGAGGGGTTCGCTACCAGCATACCGCCCAAGATCTGAACAGCAGACAGGGTTGCGGTCGCAGTAGCGGTTTGCGGCGCGTCCGCATAACCCATCGTGGTTTCAGCGCGGTTTCCCGCGCCAAGCTGGTAGCCACCAGCACCATTAGGAAGAGCCATGATTGTATCCTTTCAAAAATGATTGAAAGGGGCCGAAGCCCCTCCCCTTAACCCCACATCCGCACAGCCATCTGCGGACGGATCACCGAGTAGCCATACAGCACGTCGACCCGGCAAGGCATACGGTCGTTATTGATGTCGTACTGACGCACGACACGCAGACTGATGCCGTTGTGGACCTGACGGCTCGCCATGTCGACACCCTGCGGCATCACCAGATCGGCCGTCGCAAACGTGATGGCGTCGCGGTGGTAGATCAGGTTCTGCGGGTACTGGGTGCTGGCGCTGCCCAAGAAGGTGACCGCCGCGCCGGACTGCGGGAACGAGTCCACGGTAGCCAGAGCTTGGTTGGCGGTGTAGATCGCCGGGCTGATTGAGACGCTGGCATACGCGCCACCCGAGGCGGTCGCATCGGCCGTCACAACGAACTGCTGGAGCGACCCAGTCGACTCGCGGGTCTGCGGGTTGACCGCATACACGCCAGCGATGGTGAAGACGTCGCCCTTCTTGATCGTCTGCGTGCCCGTGCCGGTGATCGCGATGGTGGTCGCGCCTTGGCTCGACACGGTCGTGGTGACAGTGTGCGCGCCCGTGCGGGTGCCGGTCGTGTGCTGCTTGATCGACTGGCTCATGTTCATCTCTTCATACCCGAGGATGCCTTCAGCCATCAGTCCGGTCTTGAACTGCTTGCTGATGGTCGACACCGGGTTGAACAGACCCTTCATGCCCTCGACCAGCGCGGCGTTGGCGGCCGGGTTGACGGTGGCATAACGGGGCGACATGACAGCAGCCGCTTCGTTCAGCTTCTGCTGGGCCTGCAACAGCACCAGACTGGTCCCAGGGGTCGTACCAGGCGTACCCACCGACTGGAAGATGTTCTGGAACGAATTGGCGACGTCGGCGTCGATGCTGGACGCAAGCTGGCTGATACGAGGCTTCAGCACCCGCTCGGCGAAGTCGTCGAGCTGCATGGTCAGTTCAGCGGTCGTGAAGTTGACGCCGATGTGCTTCTGGCTGGCAACGGTCAGCGTGGTGAACTGCTCGTTGTCGTCCTGCACTTGCAGCGCAGCACCGTCGGTCACCAGAGCGCGGTCCGGCAGACGGATACGCAGGGTGGAGCCGATCTTCGCGCCTTCTTGCGCGAAGGAAGAGTCGTACTGTCGGTTGACAGTACGGGTGATCACAAGGTTGTTCTCAAGAATTTCGAGAATCTTCCTCGTGATCATGTCAATCGTCAAAAGACTGTTACTCATGATAAATCCTTTGTAAATTAGGCGTTATGCCTGGCTTTCCACGCTCTGATCTGCCGCTGCCGCTCTGCTTCGATCCAGTCCGAGGTTGACATCGCCCCAACTGAACGCGGGTCGGTGGTGTCGAACTTTGGCGAGTTAGACCGAGAGGCTGTCACGGGCGCGATAGGGTCAGGCGCCTTGGTTGGTTTGCGAACGACGGGAGGGTTGTCGACCAACTTAGCTTCCAACTTCCCGATCTCTTTGGCTTGCAAGATCGGCGAGAGCCGGGCGATTCGGTCAGCTTCTTTCGGATTGGACCCGAGGTAATACGCAATGTCGGGACCAAGATCAGAAGCCTGAATCGTCTGCGCCATGACTGTCGTGACGCGAAGGCTTGGGTTGTAGACGACTTGCTCGAAGTCTTCGTACTTGTCCCTTGCCGACTCTTCACGTTCAGCGTAGCTTTCCAGCAGTTCCGACTGTTGCCGCTCGATTTCTCGCTGTTGCATCAGCTCTTGAGCCTTACGCTCTGCCAACGCTTGCGCGTAGGCATCGACTGACTCGAACTGATCCGCAGGCGGGATCTCTTGTGGCTGGGGCGGCGCTGCGGGTTGGCGTTGCTGGCGCTCCCACTTTCGCTGCTCTTTCGCAAGCCTCTTGCGAATGATGTCGTCCAACTCTTCCTGAGTGAACGTCTTGGCCGGCGTATCAGGTGCGGCAACCTGGTCAGGTTGCTGCGGCGGCTGTTCCGAGGCCGTCTCGGGGGCCGCTGACGCGGATTCAAGTTCCGCTAACTGGTTTTCTTGCATGGTCTACTCTAACGAGTACCCTGTGGGCCGCACAGGTACGGTCATACTACATCAAATCGACAAAGATGCAACCTTTTCTTGAAATGCCTTGATGCGGGCGTCCAAAGCAGCGCGATCGTTTGCAACTTTGATCTCTCGCTGGTCAAGGTTTGCTTCTTGAGCGTTCAGTTCGCTTTGCAGCGCCGCAAGCTGGCTCTCGCGCTTGGCAAGGTCAGCCGACTTGGTGTTGTAGCTGGCGTCGAACTCTTTCTCGCGTTTGGTCAGCGTCTTCAGCGTGTCGTCCAGCTTTTTCTGAGCGGCGCTGATCTCGGCCATCTTGGTGTCGTGCTGAGCCTTGGCGCTGCCAATCAAGTCGGCCGCTTGCGCCTTTGCATCGGCGAGCGCGGCCTGCGCGTCAGTGCGCAGCTTGTTGGCGTCGTCGACCGCCGTCATGGCGCCTTGGCGCTTGGCTAGCTCATCCCGCAGTTTCGCCATCGCTGCCAAGTCTTTCGGCAGTTGATTGGTGAAGTAATCGACGTAGTCGACCGGCGCGTTGTCGTTGAAGACGTTCATGTCGACCTCAAGCGTAGTAAGTGATGTTGAGCTTGGCCGTGCCGGTCTGCTCAATAAACTGGATCTTGGTCAGGTCGCCGTCGTACTGCAACGTGACACCGTTTGCCAAGGGCATTCCGACGCTTGCGGTCGGAGCAGTGTCGTCATCGCGCCAACGCACCGCCGCACCTTCTGGCACGATGATAGCGATAGACGGTTTGCAGGACAGGCCGTTGACGTCCACAGACGGCACGGTCAAAGACGCGGCAGACGACAGACTGGTGATCTGCTGATAGCCCAGCCGTGTGGTGATAGCCTTCAAGTTCATTGACATTCAAAATCTCCAGCGTTCTGTGAACGTGCGAAGTTTAATGTAATAGTTGTCGTATGTGGGCAACGGCGGTACGGGGCCAGGCCCGTAATCCGGCAGCGCACAAAACGGCAACTCCGAAAAGGACGCAAATCCAAACATCAGACAGACGCTCCTTGCAGCAACGCAACAAGCGCAGCCTTCTGCTCATCGGTCAGCGCAGCCAGCGGATCGACCGGGACAATCTCAGGTTCTGGTGCAGGCTGCAGCACCCACACCTGCCGCCATACCCCATGCTCGTCCTGCTGCGGTTCTTGCTCGACAGCGATCATGCCGGATTGCCTTGGCATCTCTGTCGGCAACACCAGCGGTATTCCCTCTGCTTGCAGCAGTTCGACATTGGCGTTTGCAGGAACGCTACCATCGGGATTGAGGAGGAATTGTTTTGGCATCTTGTCCTCGTCAGAAGAAGGTCACAACACGGACGTAACCGTCGCCACCATTGCCACCAGCACCTGAGTCAACTGTGTAGCCAGCACCGCCGCCACCACCACCACCACCGGGATAGCCGCCTGTGCCACCATTGCCAGCAGTAGTGCTGCCGCTTGCACCGCCACCACCTCCAGAACCACCGACAAAATAAGAAGATGCGCCAGGGCCAGCAATACCGTTTGGTGCGCCGGTTGTATTTCCACCTGAACCACCTCCAGCAGTTGCCGCCGTTGAAGTTTGAAACAAAGATCCTCCAAAACCACCTGTTCCACCACCGTTCGTAGTAGTGCTGCTTCCTGCAAACCCGCCGTAACTGTCTCAGTAGAGCCAAGCAAAGACGCGGGAATCCACAACTCTGTCCTGCCACCCGCAGCGCCACCTGCACCGCCACTCGCCGCAGTAGCAAGACCGCCGCTAGACCGTTTCCTACCTGACCCACCACCGCCACCACCACCAAACATCAGCACATAGACGAACTTCGCCCCAGCAGGCTTAGTCCATGTCGATGAGCCGGTGCTGGTGAACTCTTGGATGTCTGCGCTTGCTGCACCGCCGCCGCCACCACCAGCAGCCCACTTCACCCCAGACGATTGAGTGCTGTCAGCGGTCAGAACGTAAGCATCAGTCCCGACAGGCAGACGCACGTTGCTCGTGCCGTCGTTGACAAGCAGATCGCCCTTTGTCGTCAGCGGAGCGATCTGATCGGCCTGCGACAGAACCTTGACCGTCCCGCTGCTATCTTTGAAATACAACTTTCCGTCAGCGGTGTTAACCACCAACTCACCAGTTGAAAGGCTCAATGCCGTCGGAACGGCCCCAGGTGTGCTGCTGTATCTAAGCTGAATCGTGACGGTGTTGCCAACCAGACTCGCTGATGTCGCAGGAACAATCTCAGAATTGTCGTCCACCAACACGGCTCGTTCAGCCGGATAGGTCAGGAACACATCCTTGCTACCCGCACCCCAGTTGACTGCTGACCCACTGTTGCTCGACGCAAGAATCGTGTCTCGGCTAAGAGTCGTGCCGGATGACGTATACGTTCCGACCCCAACCTCCCAGTCTGTGCCGTTCGTAACCGTGTAGTAGGTAGCGTTACCGTCACCTACAACAGCGAACGATTGAAACCCCGTTGCTGCACCGGCCAGCGTATAAGTGCCTGTGCCGGTAGTAGTCGTGGTTTCCTTGACCCGATCTTTTACGACAAGTGCCATGCTTTACGCCAAAAATTTGAGTTTGTAGAGCGTGGAGTAGTACAGCGCCAAGATCTCATCGATGATGTTTTGCAACGGCGTGCATTCCTTGTCGACGACCTTGTACCGGGTGTTTTCGATCTCTTTGACCTGATCTTCCAAGAACTCGACCACGTTGTTGGTCTTTTTGGCCGACTGCAACGCGATCGGCCCGATCAGGCCATACTTCCCCTGATAGGCTTCAGCAAAATCATCTGCCAAGTCAATGACGCCCGTGTAGAACTTGTTCAGCGCCTTGTGCTTGGCATACGATCTCGTATTAAGGTGTACCGAATGGGTGACATCCCGCGCGAGAAAAAGCTGCCCGATAAAGACTTCGCACGTCATTGCGGCACCCCTTCAGGCGGCATCATCGGTTGCTGCGGCATCGGAGGCGGCTCCGGCATGAAGTTCTGCGGCATGGCCGCAAGGTTGCCCAAGTCCATCACGTCTCGCAGCGTCTGGATGACCACTTCCTGCACCTGCTCCGGCGACATCGCCGCTGACATCGCCTGAATTCGGCGCGTCTCGGCCTCATACGCCTTAATGTCGTTGGCCTGCGACTTGATCGCCAGATCCTGCGCTTCCATCGACTGGTTGACGTTCTGCAACAGCCCCATCATCTGCTGGATTTGGCCGTTCAGCGCCTCGATCTGCTGGTTGGCCGCCTGAATCGCAGGATCGTCCTCGTCTTGCAGCAACTTAGGATCGATCATCTTGCGCAGACGAGCTGCAAGCTCCTGCGCACCAGGCCAGTCCATGTTCTTGACGAACAGGTCGCCCGCAGCCATCCACAACTGCGGGTTGCCTTGCAGGATCTGCCCCATCGCTTCCATCGACTCCTGACGCTTGGTCATGTAGCTCGGGCCGGTCGTGACCTTGACGTCGTACTTGCCGATCGACGGGTTGTAGATCTTCTTGACGATGATCCCTTGCTCGTTGATTAGCTTAGTAACCGCTTGCTGCTGACTCGGATCGATCTCAGCTTGGGTCACCTCGCCATCAATTCCAATGATCCGCGCGATCCGACGGGTGTCGTAGATCTTGGGCACCAGATCGATGATCTGCCGCGTGATGTACCGAACCGCACGCGCCAGATTGTCGACGTAATGGAACGTCCCGGTATTGCTCTGCTGCTGCCGCGCCAAGATCGCCCGGCCCGACCGCTCGTTCGAGCTTGCGCCCAGACTCGGGTCATACTGACCTGTGGTCGCTTTGAGGTCGTCAGAAGCCCCCATTTTGGCCTGTATAAGGCCCGTTTGCGCCATCGGAGGGGTAGACCTCTGCGGCAGCGGTAGAGGCGCTCCTTGGCCGTCTGTAGCGTCTGGATTGACCTCCAGATAGGGCCAGTTGTTGACGTTGGCCGTCTTCCACTGGTGTTCGTAGCCCTCAAACTGCCCGCCGTAGCCAATAAACGGTGCTTTGGGGGCCAGCGCCAGCATCTCAGCCTCTTGGCTGACCCAGTAGTTGTAGAGCCGCTGGGCGTCCTTGGCGTTCCGCACAAGGCCCGAGATCTGCACCTCGCCGTCGACCTCAAACTCGTTGCCGATCACCCGCACGACCGGGATGTACTGCCCAGGCCAGTTGCGCTCTTCCAACACCTCAAAACCGTTCGTTTTAAGCCATTTGACCTGCTTTCGGTCAACTTTGCGTTGCCGGATGGGGCGCAGCCCCATCTGACGCATCTGCTTGTCCTGCGGGTCGTCCTGAAAGAACACCTGACCGTTGGGGTACAGGTTCAGCGTTGCCGGTTTGTGCTCGTAGTAGAAGTACTCGGCGATGCGGATGGTCATCTCGCCCACCCACTGGCTGATGTCGGCGTCGCCGACACCTTGCGCCATGATAGAGGTCACCGGCGCGGCTTTTGGGTAGAGCCGGTGGTACTCTTCCTTGGTGATCTCGTCCGTGATGAAGCAGTACTCGGCGTCTGCCCCGCACGGATCTTGGATCATCGGGTCCATGTAGACCGAAAACGGGTTCCGGACCCGCCCGATCTTGATGTCTTGGTCGAAGCTCGTCTCGTCGCAGTACTCGGTCAGCAGCCGGATGTAGCCCTCGCCGTGGATGACTTGGTTCTCGCACGCCGTGTCGTAGGCGACGTCCGCATCGCTGATGTACTCGATGTGACGCACGATGCCGTCCAAGACTTCAGCCATCTCGACGTCAGCCATGTCGTCCACCGGGATCACCTTGCCAGACGGCCTGTTTTGGCGCTGGTCGTTGGTGACCTGTTTGACGTGCTGCGGCAGCTTGTTGATGGTCAGGCAGGGACGAGCGTTGATCGTCTGCCCTTGGGCCGTCCCGCGCGTTTTTAGCACGTCTGCGGGCCATTGCCAGTTGTTGTCAGGCGATCCGGCCATGAACCGCAGGTCGTCCAACTGGTCCTGTCGGCTGTCTGCGTATGCGGACATCGCCACCCGCAGGCGCGTCCGCATGGTGTCGAGAACGTCTTTCACTTTTTGCCTTTTTTGGCTTGGGCAGCGCGTTTGGTCGAGTACGCTATCGCCACCGCCTGTTTTTGCGGCTTTCCAGCCGCCATTTCAGTTTTTACGTTCTTTCGAAAGGCGGCAGGGCTGGCTGACTTGACGAGTGGCATGGCTGGCTACCTCTTTTTTGCTGTTTTGGCCGACTCTTTGAAGTCTTTGGCCGTTGGCGCGCCTTTGGTGCCGGGTTTGCGCATTTTCTCGCCCGATCCGGCGGCTATGCGCTCGCGTTTAGCATGAATTGCTGCGTAAAGACCAGGTTTGGTTGCCATGTCAGCACTTCCATCGTTTGAGCGCCGCCTTGGCGCGTTCGCCGTCCTTGGCCTTGGCCGCCACCCCGCCCATACGGGCGCAAAAGCTGGCTTTGCGGCCCTTGTCTGCGTCCGTCTTGGGGCTTGGCGCGGGTGCCTTCAGGTTGCTGCCCGTTTCGCGGTTGTACTTAGCCCGGCCCTTAGCCGTCAGCCCGGCACCTTCCTTGGTCGGCAGCTTCTCACCGCGCCCTACCGACAGACTAACGGACTTTTTTGCCATGTCGGTCAGGCTCCCATCCATCCGGCGGCTTGACTGACTCGGTCGGAGTACGCTACTTGGCGCTCCGGCTTGTAGGACGACTGACGGGACGCGACCGGGAACGCGAACGTACACGCCAGCGCGTCGGCTGCGTCCGGTGAGGCTAGTCCTCTTGCTTTCATGTCCTTCTTGCTCTCCAAGAAGATCGTCCCGGCCGAGTCCGGTTTGGTCTTGGGGCCGGTGAAGTCCGACTTCAGCTGCCGATCGTTGGGGATGCTGCCAGTCTTCAACCAGTCCCGCATGGCGCCCCACAGTTCGGCGCGCTTGTTACCCCACATGATCGGGTTCTTTGACTTCCAACCGAAGTTCACCCCACGCACCTTATACCGTTGTTCCGTCAGCCGGTCAAGTATGCCGTAGCCCAGCCCGCCCTCGTCGATGACCGTCAGCGTCGGCCTGTACTCGTCGATGGCGTCGATGACGTGCCCGACCGTCGTCATGGTGTCGTCGCCCCGGTACCGCTTGATGTGCAGCAGGTCGCGCCCTTGGCGCACCACGATCACCGTGCTGTCGGCGCCCGACCGCGCCGGGTCGATCCCGATCACGATCGGCGCGTCCGCGTCCTTGTACCGGGGCCGGGCCGCGGCCTCGTCCACCAGTTGCGGCGGGATGAACTGGTCGTCGCCCGCGCTCGGAAACTCACCATACACCTCAATGCGGGCCTGCGGGCTGTCGCTGCCGTACTCCGCGATGATCTGCTCGTAGATCGCCTTGTCCGTGTCCTCGACGTCACGGGCGTCGATGTGCTCCGAATGCCAAAACTCCCGCTTGGAGTGGAAGCACTCGAAGAAGTAGCCTTGGTTGCGCCGAGGGTTGCTGAACGCCATCCAGAAGCGGTTGGGCGTGTTCTCTGTAAAGAAGCCCTGGGCCACGTCCCAGATCGGGTCTGGAATGCCTGACGCCTCGTCGAACACCAGGAACACCCCGTCCACGTTGTGCAGACCGGCGTAGGCGTCCGGGTTCTCCTCCGACCAGAGGCGCCCCTCGATCGACCAGAACCGCGTACCCTTCTTCAGGTCGCGCTCCACGATCTCAGCCAGCCACTTGGCCGGGCTGACCCGCGTCGCGCTGATCTCGAACCAATGGCTGTTGATGAGGAGCGCCAGCCACTTGGTGATCTCCGACCAGGTGATCGAGCGGAGCTGCGCCTCGCTGTTGGCCGACACGATGGTGGTGGCGCCGATGCGCGTTGTCAGCATCCACAGCACGAGCCAACTGACAAGGGCCGACTTCCCGATACCGCGACCGGAGGCGACCGCACTCCGGAACACCTTGTAGGCGGCAGCGTCGTTGTTGTTGCGGATGTGGTCGGCGATCTTCCTCAGCAGGCGGCGCTGCCACTGACGCGGGCCTTTGTGATGCGCGAGCGGCGTGTTGGGCTGGCCCCACGGGAACGCGAACAGAACGAACGCTTCAGGATCGTTCTTGAGCTTGGGCGACCAGAGGCGCGTCATAAGCGCCTGCTCGTCTGTCGCTGAGTAGATTGGTTGCTGCATCTACGGTTTCCATGTCGATGACGCGCCGCTCGGCCGCCTCTAGCGCGGATATTACGCTGATCTGCTGGCTGACGTCGATCTGCACCTGCTGCTTGGCGACCCAGTCGTGCTTGTGCTTCAGGATGTCCAAGGCGACCTTGGCGTCGCCAGCGGCAGCCGCTGCGTACAAGGTCGTGCTGAGTTCTTTCTCGGCGTCGGCACGCCCCTTCTGCTCAGCCAACTGCGCTAACGGGTCCATCTCACACAGCCGCCGATACTCGACCGGCAACAGACCCGCAGCAAGTGCCAAATTGTCTCCACGCAAGCCAAGCTTGGCAGCGTCATAGATCGCCTGCAAACGCGCCTCGGTCGCTTGCAGTTGGCGTGCAGTAAGGGGCAAAGTTTGGAACATGGCGCGAGTGTAGCAGGTGGCGCCGCGATTGTGTATCGGTGAGCGTTTTGGGTTTTCAAAAAATAAAAAAGTTTTTGCGAGACCTCCGTTTTTGACCCGTCGGTCGGCCGGCCCTACCCGGGGGGCGTCGCGGCCGTCGGCTCGCTGGTCTCGAGCTGGTGGGCATCGCGCCTATCAGCCTGGCCGGATCGATAGGCGCACGCTATCGACTATCGGATCCTCGCGCCAGATAGCTGGAACCTATCGCACCTGGACGCGCGGCGATGGGTCAAATACCCTTGCCCCGGGCGGTCGCTGTCATACACATACAGGCAGGCGCGCGCCTGTACGTCATGGGCAGGATGGGCACGCGGGCAGGATTGCCCATCGCGCCCATTGATGTCATGGGCGTGATGGGTCACGCCCATCAGGGTTGAGGGCGCGCGGTGAGGGGTGAGGGGCAGCCGGCGCCGGGGATGGGGCGCCGGGGTCATATGGGCTAAATATCCAGCCGGAAAAAATCGCTGCTATACATACACATGTTACGTTATGACATCACATTTAGAAGTTCATAGATTGATAGATAGATGTTACCCATTTAGTCCATTAGCAGGGCGCCGGAGCGGAGCGGCGCTGCCCCATACCCGCGCCACTCGCCTGTCCATTAGCGATGGGCGTCATGGGCACGCCCATCGGCAGAGCGGTTCAATGGGCGTTATGGGCGCGCCCATTACACGCGCAACAAGATAAGTTGCACACTCGCGAATAGTCTGCTATCGTTCCGATCGTCGTAACACTTTTTGGAGCACACATCATGAATCGCGAATCTCACTACGTCACTCTGTTTCATAATGTCCGGCACAACTTTGCTGTCGTGGAGATCGTTAGTAAAGACGACCCCGCCGACGAGCACGCCCTC